GTAAAATTCATTCGTTCAACTGTAAGGAGCTAAACAAAGAAGGTTCGATTAACTTACGAACTTTTCTTTCGGTACTCTGTTCCCTTCTTCTTGGGCGGATTTGCAGTAGTACTGGCGGGTGGTTTTAAAGCCACTCGACTTGGACGGTCTTTCTTCTTCTTGCGGGGTCGGAACTTACGCTCCGCAGGAATGTCGGGCGTCGGCCCTGTGGGCCGAACTGATTTTGAAGTTTTACTCTCCAATTCGTCTGGTACTGTCCCAATAGGCATGGGCATGGGTTCGTCGGGCTCCGCAGGCTTCACCACGTCACCATTAACAACTGTAATGATGCCGGGCGGCGCCTTTGGCTCAACCGACGGATGGAAGCGCGGACACTTCATCAAATCATCCAGACCAACGTCTCCGTTGACCCAGTCATTGAATTGTCCGAACGCAAATTCGGGCATCGTGTCCCGTGCAACATCCATCATCCAATCACCAGCGGTGTTCGGATACTGTTTGTTGACGTCTTCCTCAGGCATCCACTTACGAGCGTAATTCTCGAAAACGAAATTGCCTGGCTTGTGCTCCAGAACTTTGGCGACATATGGCCCGACAACAGGCGTCTGGGCATCCGTCAAAGACAAGGCGTGAGCCTTATCAATGAGCTTCTGCTCAGCCGTGATGTTATCCGGCAACCTCACCGTGGTGTGTAACTTGCTCAACGTACGAGGCAAATCGCACATGGAGCTAGGATCTCCTTTCCAAACTTCGGGCCCGTAAAGCCTGGCTAGAAATTTCACACCTACTGTTCCACAAGTTTTCTCTTCACTTGTGAGCACTTGTCCTACCTGTTTCGCAGCGTTTGCGTAGACAACTGGGTTTATGTCACGCGAAATGCCATCATCGCCCCCATAGATTCCGAGCCTAGCCCAAGCTTCATCAACACTCAAGTATTTTCCATCAACCTTCGTTTTCCTCAACGCCAAGAATGCAACAAAAGCATTCAAAATGGTGTTCAAAACAGAGGTCTCCGGACTACCCGAGAGTCGGCTCGTGCCTGACTCAAAACCCACGCCGAATTTCGTCATGCCTCGCAGCGACACCTGCGAGCGCATTAGCTCAAACAGTTCAGCCTGATGTTGCTCTTTGAACATCGCCATCATTAGGAGCTTCTCCAACATGCGTGCAGCAGGGCTGACTCTCCCGTCCATCCGACTAAAATCGGTTTCAAGGATCGTGCGGGCCATCTCACAGATGTCCGCCACGCGTTGGGCTTGTTCCTTAGGCGACTTACTAAAAGCATACCATTCGAACTTCTTCACATACTCACTGAATGCGTACATAAACGAACTGTAATCCCGCTTGTCACTACCATTGATGGTACTGATGTTACGCGGGTCACTCACGTTTTGACTACACTCACGCTTCATAAATGAAGAATTGAACCGAGCTGGCGAGAAAATAAATTCTGCCTGCTCCAAAATCCGTCGTTGACGGGGGGTCTTTTGACGCGCATATACCTCATCCAGCTCAACTGGTCGTAGAGAACGTTCATTGCCTTCCGCAAACTTCTTGACAAACTCTCTCATGACCTTCATCACGAAAACGTCTGCCTCAACGTCACTCTTAACCTTGTTAAGTCTCTCATCGATTGACCTTTTGTCATTAGCCTTACAAAGGTCAGGAGCAAATGCTCCATCGAGAATTGGATCCATAAAGGATTCCATGGATGGTTTCGCATCGGGGTCGTACTTGTCAAACTTATCCACAAACTGATAAGAATTGACATGTTGCTTGCACGTCGACACTTGACTACCCGTCCAATGCACCTGCTTTGTGCGATGGTATGCCCATAACGCAGCAGGACTGTTGTCCGGTGTTGTCTCAGTGAATTGCTTCACCTGAGACATTGTCAAAGGAGTGCTTTGCAACTTTGCCATTTGGTTCAACGTCGAGTCAGCTTGAGCGGACACAACACATGAGACGAACTCACCGGCAATACCAGTGTGCACGCTCATACCGTCCGACTCATTCGTCGTCAAACGCGTAAAACCATTTCGGGCAACTTCCAACCTCTCTAACTCTTTTCCGCCAAGTGCCAGATCTGCGACCCACGCCGGCTCACCCTTGTATTTCGCAAGGGGTGCTAGCAGGATCAATTGATGATCCGCATCAACTTGACGTCGTTCCAAAGAGTAGAATGACACTGACTTAATGTAACCTAAAGTCTTACATCTCTTAACCACCTTGAGGCAATCTCCGTCATAGTTCCAGACTTTGTGCTTATAATTAGCACCGCCCGAAACGACGTAATCGACCTCATTACTTTCCAGAAAACTGTACTTGTAATCACCAGACGTCTTAGCGACCGAAGCCGGCTGGAACGTGTAGATGAAAGTGGGTAGGAAATAATCCCCTAAATGACGTGGCATATCAACGTACTCATCTACGTCAATCATCGCAACACAATCATTCTTGGAAGGCTTAAACGGAACCGGTTCGACTTGCAAATCTTTCCCCCAGTATGTGCTCCGACTAATCTTACGTCCTTGACGGACGTCAGAAGCGGAGCCCTGGTAGAAGACCACATCTCTCCCCAGTGCCGCGGCACATTGGTCAATAAACAAAGACGCTGAATTCCTCAACGATGCAGAAAGGCCATGGGTATGACCTTCGACCGGAGTTTGTTCAACGAACTTCGTGTCAGTAAAGACCGCTCTCACCTGCGACGTTGGTACCGTCGGAGGGAGAGCATATTCGCTCAGGTACTGAGACCATTCATCCGCCATCTCTTCAGATGTAGCAGACAGACAGTCCAGCACCGAGCCGGCAAGCTTGTTGTGCAATATAAGATCGAGCAACA